CACACTCAACATCGCCAACCTTAAAGAAGTATGTCTTGGTCGTCCGCATGAACTGGCCGCACACCCCAGGTGGGAACCAATCAAGAAACGTTTTAATTGTAGTATCTGTTAGCTGGCGTACAGTCTCACGCACAACAGCGCACCGCGATTTACGTATACCTTGTTCGTTCGGCTCCTGCGCACTCGCCCGACGCACAATCTCAAAACAACTTGCAACAGATTTACCAGACCCAACCGGCCCCATCAGTACACGCATCTTAGAGTCTGACTGCATAAACTTCGCTGCAGTTCGTGATGGTGTAAAGTTAATATCTAATGCCATTTGCCAAACGCTCCCCGCCTAGCATTCCTATAACTGCGCGTACGTTTAGCCGCGTCTCGCCCAGCAGCAGTCGTATCAATATACAACGTCCTGTGCTTTATACGCTGCAGCTCCAACGCAAATTCTTCTACTGTCATGTTGGCCGCGTTCTTACCCGTGCCATCCCATCTTATTAGCATATGACTCATACTCATCTAAATGTGTTATATCCCCACAATACTTACACCACTGATACTCTATAGTGTTCTCCCCGCAATGCGGACACTGCTCAGACACTTCAGTTTGAGCAAGCAGAAGATCAACATTATCAAGAAGTATTACTGCATAAGGTTTTTCCACATTCTTCTTTCTTCGGATCTTCTGCTTATAACGTACGTTCAGCTGCAGCAAAATTGCCGCACAGCGCTCGCACTCATCCAGTGTTGAGAAGGTTGCCATCTTCTGCCCCTTCTCCTTCTGTGTAAACTTCGTCAATAGGTTCGTGATCAACGACAGTCGCTGGGAAGTCTTGACCCCCGAGGTTAATTGTAATTTTAACTCCGCCACTTGCACCCTCCGCGTTTACTTCGTTCTTAGGCTCTAAGCCGCCCCACTTAACAGTAGACTTAATAAGATCAGCTTTTACAGCCGCAGAAACATCTGGGCTGTGGATCAAAGTCCAACTTGTTGTTAAGAGTTCTTCCGCCTGTGCTCTGGCTTTAAGTTTAAACGTCATACCTTTTTCACGAACTTCGTCGCGGTAAGACTCGACCTTTTTCAAAAACACAGGGTCTTTATTAAATACAAGCAGCTCTTCTACCTTCAGGCTGTGGCGATCTTTGACTTCATCCAAAGTCTCGCCGCTTCCTTCTAGCATCAGTGCCATGTCCATCGCTAAGCGATCAGACCACTTGGTATGTTTAAGCGGTAACGTATCCATGAGGCAATCCTAGTCTGTAAGTTACGGAGCTGTCAAGCATTATGCTAACTTTACATCTTTATTTTTTGGGGTCTTGTTATGTGAGGTTTACTTATATGGGCGGGGGGTTGCAAAAAATAATCCATGTGCCCCCCTCCTGCCTGCGTGTGAGTGCGCGATAGGCGACGCGATAGGCGACGCGCAAGCCCTAGCAAAACTGCCTAAAACTAGGCTAACTTGACATCTATGTCAGGTTATGCTTGTATGTAGTTGTTGCTGATGAACGGCAACGACGGCGGGCGGGGAAGCCTACACCGCCACGCTGTTTGAAATCGTAGGTGTATAAGGAGTGTGTCATGCAGACACGTATTTTCGAAGGTCGTTTCAATGTCAAGTTCGACAAGGGAACAAAGGTTATCAGCTTAGCTAAAGCGGTTGATGGTAAGTATTCAGCACAAGACGCTGATGCGGTTGCTAAACTGGTGGTTGACGCTGGCAAGGCAAACAAAGGGTCGATAGACCGCTGGAGCTTTTACATCAAAGATGTAAACCAGAAGTTGAAAGACGGTGAAAACCTGAAGCCAGCTGAACTGGAAAAAGCTCTGAAAGCGGGATTCCAGCCGGTTGTAAAAGCTGGAAAGTGGGGCAAGCCAAGGCTTGACCTAGTCAACCCAACCGCACCGACCGCCAAGCAAAACGACAACATCGTGTTGCTTTAACCTTAACCTAGGCTGGAGCTTCGGCTCCAGCCGCTTCGAACTGGAGACGACTATGAAAATAGAAAAGCTAAGACGTTACCGCGTTGACTGGGTTGAGTTTGGAACACTTTACTTCCGCTGGTACAAGACTGAGGGTTCAGCTAAGAACTTTGCCCTCAAACTAATCCACGAAGTTCAGATTCCGCAACACCAAGTGAATGTGAGTCACCAATAACCAAGAAGCTGGGGCGGGCAATCGCCCCAGCCAACCTAAACAACTGGAGTGTAAACTATGAAAGTGTTCTCAATTATATTTAGTATGGCTGGATTCTTCCTGATGATGGCTGGAGTTGGAACCATAGAAGCAGATAACAGTATCGTCGGCTTCGAACTAATCATCTGGACGCTAATCACATTGATTGGAATGTTAACCTGGTTTGCTGGAGTGCTACTATGGCGAAGCCAGTCTTAATCAGATGTAAACCTAGAGAGTCCAGACGTATCGGAAGACTGATAGGCAAATAACCAAGGGGGAGTCGCAAGGCTCCCTCTCTTTTTGTGTCAAGTTTCTATTATTTTGTATATATAGACCCATAGCTCGGGGGGTTATAGCTCGCTTTAATACCAAGATTAGAGACTATCTATACTATCTAACTGGAAGTTTACACTATATCCTGTGTTTTAGATAGCCAAACTATACAACATGTTGAGAGAAAAGCCATAAGAATCAGGATATACAGGGCCATATGTACAGTATTACTATCTAAACTATCTAAATTATATAGTTTTTTTAACTATACCCTTCTCTACAACTAAATATCCTATGTTATTGCTATTTGCGCGTAACACCACATAACCTCTAAAAAACTAGATAGTTTAGATACTTCATCGTAAGGCCTTGATATCTTTACAGTTTTTACTATCCATTTTACTATCTCTCTTGTAAAACATCGGCAGATACTCTAAAGCTTACACTAGATAGACAATAAAGACTAAAGGCCAACCAAACTTGACAACTGCCGAACAGCGATGTAAGGTTTGGTTGTTCTTCGGGACGGCTCTCTTAGAGAGTTTTAATCTTAACTTTTAACTGGAGGTTAGTCACATGGCTAAAACTTATGAAGGTAATCTTAACTTGGCATTCAACAAGGGCACTAACATGCTCTACTTACAACCCTCTAATGAGGGCAAGTATAATGCCACCAATATCTGTGAACTTGTAGCGTCAGCTATGGCGTTCTGTGATTCCAATCCTAAGGCAACATTCAATCGTTGGGATTTCTATATCCCCAATGTCAACCAGACTCTAGACCGTGACTCTAAGGAACTTCCTCAGACAGCAGTCAAGGACGCTATTGACCGTGGTGATACTGCGACTCTAGCGGCAGGTAAATGGGGCAAGCCTAAGGTCACTATTGCAGGGCCTGTAAAGCACATCAAGAAAGCGGACGATAACATTGTCCTGCTCTAATCTGTATCAGGGGATGTCAACTATGGCATCCCCTATCTGTGTTTCTAATGGAGGTATTATGCAACAAGTTTACAAAGCACAAACTCAGTCTGGTGTCTATGGTTGGTTCACTAATGGCTTTCTTGTCTGGTCTCTTACACCTGATGAGTATTCCAAACCTGACAGTTGGCACTCTGATACTGCGACAAGTAGAGGGTTTCTCTATGTCAGTCGTTGAGTGTGTACGTTGTAGCGGTCAGGTTCATCCTGACCGTTCCTCTTTGGGCTATGACACATGTCTAGTTTGCGGAGAGGTTATGGCACGGAAGCGAGTCTTTACTGTCGCTCCTATGCACAAGTCTAACTATATGCTCTTCACTAATCCTGAGGACTTGAAGGGTATCAACAACAAGGGAGGTAATGTCCGATGAAGATGTCAACTATGTTCACTTGGATACTGTACTGTGTAGTGGCGTCGATACTGATGTCACTTGCAGACAGCTACTTTGGATGGGGTCTCTATCAATGAGACGCATCCTCAACATTATCGGAGGGCTATCGCTAACTATAGCGGTAGGCTTCGGTATCGCCTTCATAGCCATCAACTTTATGCTTGGCTGTGAATCATGGGATGAGAGGTACTGGACTGAGTACAACTCATGCTTAACTTTACCACAACTCTGGGAGGGTTTAACCCGATGAGTAAAACAGCACTGAAACTATTCATGCTTCGGCATGGACAAGGTGGAGCAATCGTCACTGGTGATGATGGCAAGCCACTATTCTACAGTGACAAGATGATAGCTAAAGCCGCTCGTAAAGACGGTCAGGTTGTATCACTTGGCCCTGACCATAACCACTGCAAAGCACATGAGGAGATTAAAAATGCGAGCTGAATTGGTTCTTCAAACTATCAAGGATTTATTTCCTATTAAACGTCCGTTGTCTATCATCGGTAAGCCAGGGGGCGGTAAGACCAGCCTCGTGAGAACAGCCGCTCAGATGATGAGTATTGGATACATCGAGAAGCACATGCCTACTATGTTGGTAGAGGACTTCGGTATACCTGACATGGCAACCCAAGGTGATTCGTTTGGCTACAAGCTACCTGATTGGTATCCTGCCGAGGGTCGTACTGACATACCTGATGAGGGTATCCTTCTATTCGATGACCGTAACCAAGCAGGTAATGACTTGCAGAAAGTGCTAGCCAATATCGAACAGGCTAGAACCTTACATGGTGTGCCACTCAAGAAGGGTTGGATGGTCATCACTACTGGCAACCGCCAAGAGGACAGGGCAGGTGCTAATCGTATCCTATCTCACCTCGCTAATCGTGAGACTGTTATCGAACTTGACACTCACCTTGATGACTCAACCAAGTGGATGCTTGAGAACAATGTAGCAACCGAGGTAGTGGCGTTCTTACGCTTCCGTCCTAATCTGCTACATGACTTTGACCCTCAGCGTGACCAGAATCCAACACCTCGTTCATGGGTCGAGGGTGTCAGTGCAGTGCTTGGCGTAGTCAGTCCTGATGCTGAGTTCGAATGCTTCAAGGGTGCAGTTGGAGAGGGTGCGGCGGCAGAGTTCGTTGGATTCGTTCGTATATACCGTAAGCTACCTAATCCCGACAACATCATTATGAATCCTACCACTGCTGATGTGCCTAGTGACCCTGCTACTTTGTATGCACTGTCTGGCGCTATTGCAGAGCGGGCTACTGAGAACAACTTTGAGCGTGTCTGTACTTATGCAGAGCGTATGCCCCCTGAGTTCTCAGTTCTATCGGTGTCCTATGCGGCTCGTAAGAAGCCAGAGTTGGCTTCGACTCAAGCGTTCACCAAGTGGGCTATCAACCACCAAGATGTATTGTTCTAGAAACGGAGGAAACAATGAAACTTTCAGACAAAGCACTACTCACTCAGCTGTCTATATCCCAATGGACTGCTCGTAAATACGACAAGAGAGCCACCGAACAGGTGGCCTCTGCAAACTCTGCGGTTAATCAATCGGGTAGATACAACAAGTCTCTGCTACCTATGAATGACTTCCTTGCCAATGTGCATCAGAAGTCCACGCTTATCCGCAAGCGGTACTATGCCAACACTTTACCGTGGGGCATTGACGGTACACAGATACTGCCGAGTGCAAACTATCTGGCCTTTATGACTGACTTCCGCAAGGAAAAGTATGAGTGGCAGATGGTTGTCAATCAGTTCCTGCAAGAGTATGAGTCACTAAAGTATGACGCTCAGCGTCTGCTTGGCAATCTATACAATGACTCTGACTATCCATCCAAGGATGAGATTACTGCCAAGTTCGGTATGGATGTCACTATCATGCCAGTGCCGAGCGGTGACTTCAGAGTTGATATTGCTGACGATGAGTTGGCTCGTATCACTGCTGACGTTGAGTCTCGTGTTCAAGACGCGGCTCAGTCTGCAATGGATGAAGCATGGAAGCGACTGCATGAACGTGTTCAGCATATGGCTGAGAAGCTAGCTGACCCTGCCGCTGTATTCCGTGACACTCTGGTTGAGAATACCAGAGAGATATGTGCTGTCATGTCACGGCTCAACTTCACTGATGACCCTAACCTTGAGGCTATGCGTCTTGAGGTGGAGCAATCACTGACCAAGCATCAT